CCAACACTAGCACCGACCATTCTTCCGGTTGATTCTCCAGCGCCCTCCGCTTTGAGACATGCTGCGTCTTGGGCACTTAACTTTCCCACTTCACCACCCTGGAGATGCCTTGCTCCGTCCATGGTGTACTCTTCTGTCTTTCTGACTACTGAGTTGCCACCGATTCCAAAGAAACCATTGTTCTTATCGATATCTGTATGGACACCGAGTACCTTTGGATCGTTAGCATTATACTGAATGCTATATCCTTCCTTTCCTGCCTTCACAGTGTACGAAGTGTAGTCTCCTACAGGCAGGTTAATAATTGGAATCTCACCTCTTTTAATGAGATGTCCTAATATGCCAATGTGGGCAACACCAAATAGTGTGCCCACACCTAGTGCTACCCATTTAAATGGTTGGTTTGACCGGGGGTTCGCCATCATTACCTCTTCCAATAGTGATTGGTGCCTGCTCAATTCTGATTGTCTGTGCAGGAGCAGTCGCTGACGCTCTCTCAATCAGTTTTTCTAAATCTGCCTTACTGATGTTGGAACCACCGGCACCACCTTTGTCACCATTCTTCTTCGCTGTCTGGACGCCAAAAGTAGCTAAAACCCCGGTGAAGACGCTGGCGATGAATGTGGGATCGAGTTTCTGCTCGGGAATTCCAAGAGCAGGAGGTAGTTTGATGTATGCGAGCGTAAGTATACCTCCGCTCCAAACAAGGATACCAAGACGAACAAAGGTACTAAGAATCGCAAGTTGTTCTTCGGAGTCCTCAACTTTTTCTTTGAGTTTTCCAATTGGACCTTTTTTCTTAGGTTCATCTGTTTTGACTTCTTCAGGCATATTCGATTAGTCAGGCATCTTTATTTAGAAAGATATCCTTTTTCTACTAACCATTCACGAGTCATGGGTGTGGGATCATAGTCAGTCCACATGGTTCCACGAGCACAAGACTCAAGTGCTGCAGCAGTCATACCCTCAGTGTGACCTGCCCAGTATGCTTCTTTCTCCCAGGGGATTGCCTCTGGTGTTGACTGATAAGCACTCTTTGCGATTGCTTGATACATTCCAGGAACATCTTCTTCATTCATGATAATAGCAATGAAGTTGTTCTTGATTGTTCCTGCCATACAGTCTTGAGCAGCGTGCCATCCTTCATGACGCATCACTGACATCATAGTGCCAGGACGACGCATATGAGCAACATTCAGAAAGAAGTTATTACTCACAGTATGATAAACACCACGGTGACCAACAGGAAAATACCTTTCATCTGCTAGAAAAACTTTAGCTCCGACTGCATTAAGTGATCGGACGAGAGAATTAAACTCATCAGCAACAATATCGTAATCAACATCAACCAGGTAATCATCCTTGTTGAGGTCAGAAACTGTTTTGAGTTCTTTGACATGATCAGTGCATTCTTGGAGTAACATGCATCCCATAGAGTGCATAGTAAAGTACTCTTCATCCTTAATTGGATCAGCAAGTGCTGGTACGGAAATAGTTGCTGCTGCCAGCAAACTCATGATAATTTTTTTCATGCGTAATACGCCTCGTAGTATTTGACGATGCCACTTGTAGTGACGTTGCCTTGTGATACCCAGTCATGGGCACACTCATAGATGGATTTATTGGAATACTTAGGGACAGATCCATCCATCTGTCCACCAAATCTTGAGAGAAGAACTTTGAGTGCGCTTTCACGCACTTTCATTCTATCATCACTATAACGCCAGTCTTCAGTCATTGTACTTGTCCCACAACTTACGAATGTTTTGTGTGATGGGGAGACCACCAATATAAGTCTCTAGAAGTTCTCCGTCCTTATCAGCAATAATAAGAACAGGAGTAGCAGTCACGCCATACTTTTTGGCGAGTGCAAGGTTCTCTTCGGGAATGGGTTCATCACTTACATCCTCAAGATAAATCTCTTCAATGATACTCTCGCGTGGATCTTTGAGAGCAGTGATATATCTTTTTACGAGTCCGCAAGGTCCGCATGACTCTTTTGTAAACATCAAAAATTTAGTCATCGGTATTGATTGTATCCTGTGCCAGAAGACCATCCACCAGGACCAGACTGATAGTTCTCAGAACCACCAGGAGGATTGAGGTGCAGGGTTGTAGATTGATTGCGGGTAGCAATCTCATACATCTTCTGATGAATGTCTTCCGACTCTACAGAATCAGTATGCGTTTCTTGATATTGTTGCTGTTTGATATGTGTTTCTTGTTCCATATAATCTAGTTGCTTCTCACTGTGTACAGGAGGAGCAAACCAAGAATCCTTTTCGAGGTATGTTGGTGCAGGTACACCAGTATACCAGGTTCCTTGTGCTTCTGGACTGTAGAAGACATCACCAAGAGTATCGCAGGGGACTTTGTTTTCGTCAACTGCACACTCTACTTTAGCGGTAGTTGTAATACCAACTGCTTTTTTAATAAGTGCTTTAAATTTGCTTATCATTTTTGCCAATAGTGATGGAAGAAATTACCTCTTGGGTGGCACATTGGGTCAGTGGAGTGCCTGTATGAAAGCATACTCTGACCTTTGAAATCTGTTCTGTCACCGATGATACTGTATGCGGAAAGAAGTTTTGATTGTCCCTCTTTCGACCTTAGTCTAGCAACTGTTTGCGGTTTTGCAAAGGGGTTGTATCTCATCCCCTCATACTGACCGGGAGCATAAATCACGTCTGCTACAGTATTGGGAAACCTTGGAGACCTGACCCTGTTGAGTATTGATACTGCAACACAGTATTCATCCATGGTATTTTGTGCTGCTTCAACTTGTACTGCTTTCGCAAGATAAGTATAGTCAGCAGGGGTTAGTGATAAAATAGTTTCTAAAATCATAGATTAAAAAGGGGGGCAGTGCCCCCCAGGTATCGGATATATCAGAAGTTGTACTTAACTCCCAACTTACCACCGACTCCAAGGTCATCAGAGTCATCAGCGGTCAGGAAGGAAACCTCACCATAAACGCCGAGAGCGTCAGAGACGGGGATACCAAGACCTGCTTTACCAGAGAAGCGAGTCTCGCTATCAACGCCATCAGCGGCGACAACTGCAGGACCAGCCTGGACGTAATATGAAGCGGCACCAACTTCACCCTCGTAACCCACATGGATATCTGTGGTTGCTCCGGTGTAGTCGTCTCCAGTCCAACCTGCATTGGTCTCGACATTGACGTAAGGACCGGCTAGGGCGGCGGCAGGAGCGAATGCAACAGCAGCGGCTGCAGCAGCGATAGTCGTTTTGAACATTAGTTTTACCTCGTTTAGTTTACTTGCGGAATGGTTACCCGCAGATGGATAGGGACTCGACTTGTCCCGTCTTGCATATTATAGCACAACCCAAAGATATTATGAAGACTTTGGATTGTAACAACTCGTTACCTAATTTGGCTACGAGTAGGTATTTATACACCAGGAATTTTGGTGAAGTGACAGTATAACCGAACTTCCTTGGTGTGTCAACCCCTATATTCCTCAAGCATATCGAGCACATAGTTAAGATATTTGTGTGCCATGTCCTTCTCTGCTTGATAAGGAGTGGGTTCCCAGTCGATTTCATGCTTCAGTTTGAGCACTCGACACTTGAGTTCTTCTTTGGATACGAAGTTTTTAGACATTTTAGTAGTCGATATATGTACAGGTCTCAGGGTGTTTATCCAAGTATCTTTTCACATGACCATGAACATCAACCCCTAAGTCATGATGTGCTTTGGTATGAATCGCTTGAATAAATCCTAAAGTTCCAACCAACATTAAGTTGAGCAGTGTGACAGGGTGAAAAAGAACCCCGAAGACTTGTTTAATCATTGTGCATTTTCTACAGGGGGTAAACGTCCCATATAGGGATCATACTCAAATAGTCTTTCCCAGTCTTGCATCAGTGATCCTTGTTCCTTCCACCACTGCCTGAGACCGTCTCGACTTGGAACATGGAATTGGTCAATGTGTGTCTTGTCCCAAATCATAGATTCCAACTCTGGTGGAGAGAAGAGCAAGAGTGGCATAGCAAAACTATTACCAGACTCATAGATCAAGTGCTCTGAGTTACATCTTGGTTTTGCTTTGTAGTCTAACTTATACTTACCATCACGATAGCAGAGATCTAAGATCTTTTTAGCGTGATGTCTGGTAATCAGATAGCAGGCAGTAGAGAAGTCATTAACGAATCTCTTATGCAGTGAAACGTGCAAAGAACCAGGATTGATGACTGCTAATTGCAACAGGTCATAATCAAATGGAAGGCGAGTATATACGTCCTTCCATGTGAATGGCCAGTGCTTGACTATGGACAAGTCACAGTCATCCTCCATCATGATAGCACAAGAAGTATCGGATGTCGTATACCAGTGATGAATCGCCTTTAAGTGTGAAGTACAACACCCAACGTCAGTCGGACCCATTTGATCGGGATAGCGACCCTTCAGGATGCCGCTCAGGTCATCATCACCTGTGCCATCGTATCCTACAATTCTTGTGTAGTTCTCAATCTCCCAGTATTTAAACTGGTCCTCCATATATTTCTGACGTTCTGGACTACGATCCAGGTTCGTATAATAGATGTGAGGGAGACCTTTGAGTTTGTATGCTGATTTATTTTTGTCCATTAATCTCCTTGTACAATACGAATACTATCTTCATCAAAATGTTGTGTAGAAAACTCAAATAGCTCAACATCAGTGATTGCTGTCATTTGATGTCTAAGTCCACGATAGATATGAAACTTATCTCCTTCTCGTAAGACTATTGTTTTTGCTTGCTTTACATCATCAGAGTCACCATAAGTAAGATACATCTGACCACTCTGAAGATAGAAGGTTTCATCTTTGTCCTTGTGATAATGCCAAGAACATTTCTTTCCTTCATTAAAGAAGAGAAGTTTACCGCAATACTCTTCTGTATTGACAATCCACTTCTCGTATCCCCATCCTTTCGGAACTATTTTAATTTCTTCATTTTGTGAGTTCATCTATGTCTAAGTTTTTAAGTTTGTAAGTTCCGAAATGGGTGACAGCAATAGACGCTGCTTTATTTGCATATGGTATTGCTTTTTCTATTGTACCATACGAAAGATAAAAGTAAACAAGTGCAGATAGAAATGTGTCGCCAGCACCACAAACATCGAATGTATTTACTTTGATACCAGGATATAACTTACCCTGATACTCAGCACCCTTTGATCCTCGTGTGATGATCATTCTATCTGTAGTTTTACCAACCCTA